CGAAGTTATCCATGTCGTTGTCGGGGCGGATATTGCAACACCACGTGTTGTCGGGGAGAGGCTGCGGGCACCCTTTCGCAAACGCCTTGAGCAGCAACCGCACCGCTTCGGCCAGGTTCTCTGCTGTCACACAGTCGTCAGCAAATGCGCTGATCTGCACGCGCTTGAAGTCAAGGCCCGAAGGTCCGTCCATCGTGTTATCTGGTGTGGCAGAGATAACTCGGAACACCACACACGGGTTGCCCGCACTCGGCGGAGCAACGTTTGGGTAGATTCCAGTGCCACCCTTGGTAGAGACCACCGAGGTAATTGAAGTGGCTCCTGCCAGCAGTTGATAAATGCCATTCTTGAGCACTAGAACATCTCCTCGATGGATTCGTTCAGTGTCTCCAAGAACACTTCCACCACGGCGTCGGCGGTTGCATCAAAGGCCCGACGCAGGAAAGCGTTAGGCGGTTGGTTCTTGGTACCGAACTCCTGGAAGCGGCCATAGAAGCCGTCTTTCCCGTCTGCCGGTCCAACCTCTACGCTGCCCTGTTCTTCACTGCCGCTGGTGTGAATCTCCACGCTGATGTGATCGCGGAGCCGTCCAGTATCGACTGGTGACTGTATCTGCACTTCCTGCACCCACACAGCGCCGACTCCCTTGAGGCCCTTGCGCATGGCTTTCTTTGCCAGCTTCGGGCCGAGCGAGTTCAGCTTTTCTTCGACGCCGTTGAGTCGTACATCGACGATAACTTCCACAACGGCTCCTATTCTGTTGGGTCTATCTCCCACGCGAGAAGATCAACTGTGACGTTGCGCTCTTCCGCGTTGATGAACCCCGGTGCCAGCTTGAACACCCGCGTACCGAAGAGAATCTGGTAGCTGGGGTTCAACTGAATGTTCTTGCCGGGGTAGCGAATGGTGATCCGGTGCGTCAACTTCATGGATACCTGCGTAGCCTGAAAGACTTCAGAGGATGTGAGCGGCTTAACGCAGGCCCACAGCGTAGCTACGTTGGTCCAGGTTGCTGACCCCGGCTGAAACGGATTGGATGGTTCAGGCGGTGCCTGGATCGTGATCCGATGACGAAGGCGACCGGCCTGTGGAGAAAATGGATTAGCCATCGACTAACCTCCGCCGAAGTAGCCGAAGGGAAGCACACGCATCGGCGTCAGGAGTGCTTCAGCCGCCAGCGGTAACTCCACTGCGTTGCCCTGCCCAACCACAAACGACTCGCGGTTGTTATAGAGCGCCCCGCAGATCAGCTTGATCGCGGCGATAGCGGTAAAGGGTACGTTCGGAACGTAGTAGGAGATCGTGACCTGTTTGTTGGCCTCGGACGATGGTGCGATGAGCACACCGTTCGAGATCGAGCAGCCGGTGACTGGCTGTCCGGTCAGCACATCAACCACGGTGCCCAACGAAAGAGCGACTGCGCCCTGGTTCAGGGGAGCCGTAAAGAAGCCGTTGGTGTTCGCGGTCGCGGAGACTGTCTGCTCTTCGACGACGCCGATCTGGTAGCCGCATGACAACTGAATCAGCACGGTGTTCAGATCGTTCAGGGCAATCGGCCAGTTCACTCCATACACCGGCTTCAGTCGCGCCGGTTCGGAAAGATTGTCGATCACATAGAGACTGGGATCGAGCGTCATCCACGTTTGCGTGGTCTGGTCACAGTAAGTGATGCCGGTGACCGCAATGAGTGGACTGCGTGGGATTGTGATGGTCTGACTGCGATTCCAGTGTGTCGTTCCATCCCAGGTGGGATTGCCCAGCGAATCGTAGTCTGAGCGAGAAGGCGCTGCCGTGAGGTAACGGAGTGCGGGGAATCTGTCCAGCCCGAATGTCAGCCCGCGAGGGATGAAGCACCGGCCAGTGAAATCCTCTGCACGTTCGCGCGCCGCACTTATCAACGCCTGGATGAGCGAGTCATCATCGTCGATGTCCACCCGAAGGTGGAGCTTCATATCCGCGAGACTGACCGGCTCGATCAGAGGCGGTGTGCTCTGTCTCAGTGCAAAGGACATTGGTTACCGCCTCTTAGGTCTTGATCTTGGGGAAACCGCCGTCTCGGTGGCTTCGACCATGGCCACTTCCGGCTGTGGAACGGGTTCTGCCTCTACCGGCGCTGGTCCGTCAAGCTCCGCAACGCAACAAGCAACCCATGCCCGCGCGAACTCATCAGGCACCTCGGTGATCTGTCCGGCGCGGAAATGCTGCACGCCCTCGATACCTGGTATCTGCACACTCGGGAGAGAACGAAGTAATCTGATCTTTGTCATTGGTTCCTTTGTGAAAACGAAAGGCTCAAGCCGGGAGTTACCCGACCTGAGCCTCAGTTACTTCACCACCTAGTGTTTAGGTGTGCGACTGCGTGAAGGTGACGATGGGATGGGTACCCGCGTCGATGCCACGCGCGTCGGAGCGCATGAACGCCACGAACGCCGTCTGGTTCTGGAGTGCATACAACTGGTCCAGACGGAGGATGGCCATCGTATTGGCGATGTCACGCACAACGTACTTCTGGTACTGACCGAAGAGCAGGGTCACTGCGTCCGCAGCCGGAACCGCCATGTCGTTGTTGATGACGTACTCGTAACCCAGGATCTTGTCCGGGTCGCCGCCGTCGATGCCAGGCGAGAGCAGAGGCCGACCGAGCGTGTCCTTGATCTTGCGGATCACGGAGAACGTCAGATCGTTGAGCATCCACTTCGCGCCGGTACGATACGCCTTGTCCAGAGCGTGCTCTGTGTTGACCAGATCGTCGTAGATCATGGTCAGGGTCTCGCCGGTCACACCGACCGCGCCGGTCGCGCCCGCAACCGCGAAGGGAACGATGCCCTGCGGCCCCGCACCGTCGTTGTTCAGCGTGAACTCGTTGTTCTGGATACGGCCCAGGCGAGTGACGAACTGCTCTTTGATGTGGGCTTCCAGATCGAACGCGCTGTCTTGCAGCAGTTCGTTGGGGACCACAATGGCCTTCGACGTGTAGGTGTACGCGCCGAACTGGACCTGCCCGAAGCTCAGATCCTGCTCAGGTGCGGTGCCCGGAACTGTGGCTTTGCCCAGCCGGACGCCCATGTTCATCACGTCGTTGGTGGTCGGCCAGGGCAGCGGATTGCCGGTCGAAGTGGTGATGCTCCGCGCCGCCGAGCGAATGCCGCCGTAGTATTTCAACGCCACTTCCAGTTCGTGCTGGAAGCCGGACGGAATCAGGAACGCGCCCTGAGCGCCAACGGTGTCGGACTGCGCACGCCGCTCCATGAGCAGGCTGCGGTCTTCGCCGGTCACGCCTTCGGGACCACGCCGCAGGAAGTTGCGGAACGCAGCCTGGTACTTCGCTTCACGCGCCTCGGCCTCAGCCTGGGGTACGCCAGCGGCGACGATGGCGGGTGCCGGAGTCGGCACGAGAGTGCGCAGTTCAGCCTCAGCAGCCGCTGCCCGCTCCACGCGGTCGATGTCGCCCTTCATCAGGTCGGAGTCGGCCATCATGGTGTCGAACTTCGTGCGGTTTTCCGCTGACATTGCCGTCCCGTCGTTCGGGATCAGCGCCTGTGCATCCGTAATGAGCTTTGCGCGGTTCGCGCGCATTTCTTTAACGGTCATTTGATTCTTTCTTTGAAACAAAGTTGGTGTTACGGGTGCGCGACAACACAACGCGCTTGCGCGTGCTTCAACGCGGTAAACGGCACGATGCTCATTGAAGAGCACTGCACAGGGCAGTCGAACCGACTACGAACTGATTGGTTGGGAACGCGAGTTAGGGGAGCCGCACTTAGTCCTGCGCGGCTGCCACCCTTGCTCTCATTCGGAGAATTTCGTTCTCGATGTTGTTCTGCGCGATCTGCCGCTCATCTTCCTCGGCCTGTACCGGACAGTCTTCACACTCTTCGTCTTCACAATCCGGGTTGTTACACTCGGCGCAGTTGTC